TACTCAAAGGTAAAACTAAATGGAATGATTAGATCGTCAGTTGTTATTGATGATGGTAATGAAATAAAAGGTATAAAGAAAAAAGCATATATGCATTCATTATTAGATAATTCATCAGAAAGTAATGATACTCTTTCATTCAAGCAGTTTGTTGGTGGAAATCATTTATGGATTGAAAGTGTTGGAGTTGATGGAAATCGTTTAATGGGAAAAACAGCTGATATCATTTTCTATGATGAAGTTCAAAAAATGATGTCTATTGCAATAGGTAATTCATCAAAAATACTTACACAGTCAAAATATGGTAAACAAGGTGAAGGTGTTCAAGTATACTTCGGTACACCGTTGTTGAGAGGGTCTACATACTGGGATTTATGGAACGCATCATCACAGCAGTATTTTCATTTAGGGTGTGGCAAATGTAAAAAATATTTTCCATTATATACACCAGGAACTAATGACTGGGAAGATATATGGCTATACGGTTATACCGTACGATGTACACATTGCGGGTTTGAACAAGATAAAAGGGAAGCAACAGAAAACGGTAAATGGGTTGGTTTAAAAGATCAACAGGAATCTAAATATATAGGTTTTCATATAAATCAATTATATATTCCAACATTTACAAAAGAAAAAATTATATCTGAAAAACCAGAAAATAATCCAATTAATTCAGAGAAGACGTATCAAACGCAAATTCTTGGAGAATTTTACCATGGTGAAGCGACTATAATAACAATGGATCAGGTTAGAGAATTATGTGGAGATCCTGGTAGAAAATTTAGAGGAAGCATATCACCAGATGAAGATCTTCCGGTATTTTTAGGAATTGATATTGGGGCTAAGAATGATTTAGCGCAATTAGTTGATTCAGATAGGGTAAAGCCACAAGGTCAAAGTTATAGCACGGCAGTTGTTATTGCAATGACTGGACCACAAAGAATGTCTATAGAGTTTGCAACCGCATTTAAAAGAAACGATCTTGCCAGTAAAAAAGGGCTAATAGAAGAGATAATGAGAAAGTATTCCGTTAATTTAGCTGTATGTGATTTAGGGTATGCTAATGATCTAAATGAAATTCTTCAAACTCAGTATGGAGAAAAGTTTCTTTCATCACAGGCTTCTAACAGAGTAAATGAGCATATAAAATTTAATTCAGATGTTTTCCCAAAAGTAATTACGTTTGAACGTGATTTTTGGATTGCAGATTTATATGAGCAAATGAAAAAAGGTAATATTAGAATCCCGATGGGAAGCTATGAACAAATAGCAATGATGATTCAACATATATGTAGTATGGAGATAAAACCAAGTATAAGTCGTGCAGGCGATATAACGCCGCATTATATAAAAGGTAGTACCCCAAATGATTATTTTATGGCAATGCTTAATGCATATATAGCATATAAATTTTATGTTAGCCAGGGATTTAAAATCAAAAATCCGGCACATATGCGTGATCCTGCAAAAGATAAACCTCCTGTATTAGTAGCATATCTGCCAAGAATGAAATGAGATTGAATATATTGATGACTAATGATATAGTATATATCAAGGAAACTAATGTCGAATAATGGTAAATTTTTACAAAAACAAGGGTTGCCACCTATTGCCTCAAATGATATGTATAAAAACGTTTCTAAATATCGTCAGCAACAATTAACAAAAGAGGTGGAACGAGGATTATACAGAGATGGTTCTGGTAATAGTAAAAGCGAGTTAAGTCCTGCATCGTATGTTTCTACGTTAAGTGGTAATCTAAAAAAGAGTGCACAAGTATTGTCCAGTGGTCAGTCATCAGGTGCTAATTGGCGCGGAGGTAGCGGTGAGGCAACCAGGCAAGCACCAGCCGTATATAGTCCATTATGGTTGAACTCAAATCTAAATTTACCACGAGATCGTGCCACAATCAATAGTTGGCTACGATCTTTTTACGCCCTAGCTCCATTCGTTCAAAATGCCATTAATCTTCATTCTACCTATCCTATATCTAAATTAACAATTCGTTGTCCAAATCGTAAGGTTGAAAACTTCTTCAATACAATGATTGAAGATATTGATCTTATGAATATATGTATACAAGTTGCTCAGGAATATTGGCTTCTTGGTGAAGCATTCGTGTATGGAGAGTTAGATCAAAATAATGCAGTGTGGAGCAGACTTGTAATTCAAAATCCGGATTATATGGTGGTACAAAAATCAGTTATTGCAAGTGAGCCACTTATTATGATGCGTCCAGATGATAATCTTCGTAGACTTGTTTATTCTAATAAGCCTGCAGATATTGAACAAAAAAGCCAATTAAATGAAACTATAATAGAGCACGTTAAACGTGGTGAAAACATACCATTAGAAAATCTATATATATCACACTTAGCAAGAAGAATAAGTCCATACGAGGTTCGTGGAACAGGTCTTCCAGTTAGTTGTTTTAGACAACTAATGTTATTCGATCAACTTCGCGAGGCTAAGTTTGCACAAGCACAAAATATGATTAATCCACTTACATTAATCAAAGTAGGGTCAGCAGATTATAAGCCACAACCAGCAGATCTTGATATATGGAGAAATGCTTTCGCAGAAGCTCAATATGATCAAGACTTCAAAATATTTACTCATGAAGCCGTGACGGTGGAACGTGTCGGATATAATTCTGCTATTATAGATATATCTGGAGACATAACTCAATTACTAAAAGAGATATTCATGGGACTTATGGTTCCACAAGTATTAATGGATGGTGGCGGAGATATAACTTATTCTAATGGTGGAGTATCATTAGATGTTCTCCGTCAAAGATATATGGCATTCCGTAATATGATGAGCACTTGGTTAAAGAATAAGATATTCGCTCCAATATCAAAATTAAATGAGTTTTACGAATATGAAGATGGTGAGAAAAAACTAATTACTCCAACAGTAGAGTGGAGTCATATGAGTATATTCGATACTATGGATTATGTTCAACAATTAGTTGCACTATCAACTGGTGATCAAAAACGAGTATCACAGCAAACATTGTATCGATCATTAGGATTAGAGTATGATGAAGAGCGTCGCAAGATGAAGAAAGAGGATATCCAAGAAGCCGTGAGAAAGAAAGAGCTTCTTTCCTTGGAATCAATGGCATTGAATGAATTGAGAGCCCTTGATGAGGAGTCTGATATACCAGAAGTTGCTCCAGCAGCGTTGCCTGGTCAATCTCCTTATGCGGATGCGGCTGGGCAACAACCAGGTGCAGAAGCAGGCGGATCATCATTGCCTCCGCTTCCGGGTATGGGATCAGGTGGCGGTGGAGGAGGCGGAGCAATGCCACCTCCACCAACAGAAGGATTACCTCCACCTGCACCGTCTGGCGGAACTCCAGCACCGACTGGAGGCGGTGGAGGAACAACCTCACCACCGTCAACTCCGCCAAAATAATCGTAATTTTGCTAAACATGTTCTCGGGACATGCCATCACCAGCAGGCAAAATAGCCACATCCCCTAATAATCTCACATATTATTGAACTATATCTAGGAGATATAAATGGATAAGAATGCACAAGAACGTGGACTTTTAAATAAACTTCGTGAACATGCTAATATAACAAGCAAACTATTAGAAAGCATAAATCCCAAGTTTAAAAAAATGATGGATGATCTTCGAAAAACTGATGAGAAGATCCGTGGCTACTCCGAACAATCAAAAGATTTAATCAAATCAGCAAAATCATTAGTTAATCGCCGAGACTATCTTTCTGCTGCATCAACTATGTCTTCATTCCACGAGAAGTGTAGATATATTGCTGCTGAACTAGATAAGTTCATAAAAAATGTAGATATGGATAGTTTTTCCGTTCTACTAGATCAGTTTGATGATGAACAAAAAGAACGCATATTCGGTTATGATCCAAATAAAGAATTAAATTTAAATGAAGTGTCATTCGTAAATGATATGGAAGTAATGGCTTCGTTTAAAAAACAAGCAGGTCTTTCTGATTGGTGGCATAATCTTACTAATGAGCGCGCAACGGCTATGCGTCAATTAGAAAAGCGATTTTCAATATCTTTCCTAAAAGACTTAAAAACTAACTCAATAAATATTTTCAACGATAGTCAAAGATTTTTACAATTTTTGTTAGCAACATTTAAAAAATTAGCAACAGCATTAGCAAGAGGCAAACCAAGTATATATATAAGTGTTGCAAAAAGTTTTATGTCTAAGTTTGATCAATACCATAAGTCATTCGTTAAGTTTTATGAAAAAAATATAATTCCATTAAAACAACAACATGAAAAAATGGTTGCCGATAAAAAACAAGCAGAAGAACTAGATAGACAGAAATATAAAGATTTATTGAATCAGCCTGGTGCGATGAAACTTAATCCACAAACAACACAGGCTCCAATGCAACAAGGACCTTCTGCTCAAATGGGACCAGATCAGCCAATAAATCTCACCAATATTGCTCCATCAACCAAACAAAAATCATTAGATGTTCTTGATGAATTAAATAAACCAAAACCCGGCGAAGAGCCATACAATAATATTCAAGATAAAAATAAACAATTACCACAGATACTATCAAAACAGTTCATTACCAAAATAGAAAAAATAGCATCAGATAATCACCCAAGATCGTTAATGCTTGCTATTTTGAAATATTCTGCTGAGCTTGAAGATATAAATCCAGAAGCAAGTCTAAAACTACTTGCTATTGCAGAAGGAATTAAAGAAGATATAAACTTCAATATAGAATAATATGATATCATCATCTTTCTCCAATAAACTTAATGACATTAGCCAAGAGCTTGGAATGAATCCGAGAGATCTTTTATTAGTAATGTATCTTGAGTCTGGGGCAAATCCAGCCGCTAGAAATCCCAATGGTGGTGCAACCGGTCTAATTCAGTTTATGCCATCAACATTAAAAGGAATGGGGTTATCAAACCAGGAAATAAAAACATTCGGACAAAAAACAGCAGAAGACCAATTAGATTATGTTAAAAAATACGTTCAAGCTCATAAAGGATTGATTGGTGGAAAGTCGTTCACATCAGCAACCCAATATTATGTTGCTAATTTTTTTCCTATAGCATTAAAAAAATGGAATGGAGACAATCCAATTAAAAATGCTAATGTTGTAGTTGTAGATAGTAATTCACCAAATCAGGGTGAAAGAGCGGCGTATAAAGCTAACCCTATATTAGATTATAATAAAGATGGTAAGATCACCGTTGGTGATCTAACTAATGTATTAATGAGTATGGAAAAATCTTCTGGGTTCCAAAAAATGCTTTCTCAATTTAATAGAGTTGCCGGTAATGGAGATGTATCTGAAAAATCAAAAGGCGTTCCACAACCACCAACACAAATGTTAGCAGAAAAAAACATACCATCACCATTGATGAATCAAATAAATAGTTTCTTAGATAGTTTTGCTGGAAAACAAGACTCATATATAACTAAATATAGTTCATACCTAATATCAATTAGTTCAGATAATGATTTTACTTCTAAATTAGAATATGCAAGAATACTATCATCAGCATTAAAAGAAGAGTTAAATATAAAATCTAATATATTTACGAATGGTAAAGATGTTCAAATACAATGTAATTTAGATTTAGATAGTAAAAAAAGTGAATTAGTACTAAAAGAGTTGTGTTCAGCAATATCAGATGTGTTTTCATATGCAACTAAAAAAATAGGTAGTCTAAAAATAGATACAAAAATTATACAAAACGGCACTCCAACATATCAAGAATTAGATATAAAATTAGCGGAAATAAATTATAGGAAGTTTCATCTTAAATTCGCAATAGGGAAATAATGAGCGATACACAGCAAATCGAAAATCCATTCGAATCATATAATGTATTGAGTGGTGATTTAAGAAAGTTTTCCGATGAACTTCTTATTAAGTTTAAAGGAAAGGTATTAGAAATATATATTGGTGATCAAAGTGAGACAATAAATTATGATGATTATTCAGTTCCAAAAAATTGTAGTATATTCGGAAAATTAATTGATGTATTAGATCGGTTCGTTATTTTTGATTGTTATTATATTGATCCAAAAACAAAAACATTAAGATCAGAAAATTATGTATATATAAATCTTTTTCAAATTAGGGCAATGACAGAAGTAAATGGCAAAGGTTCGCTTGGAGATATCTTTTTGAGCGTTGATGACTCAAAGGCAATAAGAAAACTAATTTTAGCGAGCCAATAATGTCAATTATTAATGTATCCAAAATTGCTATATATGCACAAGAGTTTGAGGGCTTTTGTAATGATACATTAGTCAAAGTTGCTTACATTAAAAAAAGAGACGGTAAGTGGGTGATACTATCAGAAAAAGGTAAAGTATTGGGGACATATGATACAAAAGTAGAAGCCGTTGAGAGATTGCGTCAAATTGAGTATTTTAAGAACCATAAGAAAAAGAAAGCCTCAAAAGAAGACAGCTACTCAAGTATTATGAGAGATTTACGAAAATCTTCAGATGAAGATACAATAAAATGTTTTCAGGAGGAATTTAAGAAAGCGTTTGATCAAGCAGTCATAGATGGCGATGAAGAACCAGAAAAAATTGCATTAGAAAAAGCAAAAGAAAATATAAGAGATGAAAGTGAGTTGATGGAGAAAGCTGCGTCCGCAATTAACCTTGGTGATGCTGAAACTGCTGGAAAATATCTTGCTGATTTATTAAAGTTTGTTTTAAGGCGTATATCAGAAAACAAGCGACCGCGTGCTATTGAAGGGCTAAAAAGAAAAGTATATTATATAAATGAATATCAAATTGCGGGAAAAAAAGTCCCAGCATCATCAGCAATTGGTCAGAGCATATCATTATTAAAAAACATATTATTAGAACACGAACCCCAATATATTAGAGGTGTTTTAAATTCAATAGTAAAGAATCTATGATATCTAATTTTAGAAAAGTAGATACTAATTTATATGCCGGTGCCGCCCCGTCAATAAAAGATGTGGCATGGCTCAAACATAAATATGGAATAACTAAAATTGTTTCATTAGATGAAAATGCTGGGAAAAAAATTGATAGAGCAACCAAATTGCTTGGTATTAAGCATATTATGCTACCAATAGATATTGGTAAGAAATCATCATTAATGAGATTCTTACATCATAATATAATAAAACTATTAGATGGTGAAAAAACTTATATCCATTGTCAATGGGGGCGCGACAGAACAGGTCTTGCAATTGCTATGTATCGTTGTGAACATGACGGTTGGTCTTGTGGTAAAGCATTGAAAGAAGCGAAAAAATATGGGTTTGGCATTGGTGTTGATCCAAAAGTAGTTCATTTATATAAAAAATTAATAGCGCAGTCATGTGGGTGTAAAGATAAAGATATAAACTCGGCATATGATATTGTTAGTAATGAAAGAGAATATCCAACAAACTATAATGATTACTCATTAGATGTTTGGCAACAAGGTAGCTGGAGCCCATATGAAGATTACCGTGTTCGAGAGTTTCCTTATGCTGATACATATCCTGATGCTGGCACTCAATATCCATCACGAATAGATCGTGGATTAGATGATAGCGATGCATTAAATGTAGAAAATATTGATGTTCCACAGGTTGGTCAGTTCGACCAGAATACACAGGGTATATCAGGTGCCGGTCCAAGTATGATTGGATCTGGCACTATTATTTAGGTATAAAATTATGGTGAATAAGCGCAAAATATATGCAGTTGATCTAACTTATGAGGTACCAAATGCCGAAAAAGACAAGGCTACTAAAATAGTTATGCATTTAGATCATCTATTAAAAATGCTTAAAGCATGCGAAGAACATCTCAATTTAATATATACTCCATTTAAAGATAATCAAAGCATATCAACTGAACAAATATTTTCCGCAAGAGCCGCATTGAGACGATATAGAGATAAGGCTGTTAGTAATTTTAATGATTTTAAACGACAAGCATTTAAGTGTTTCGTTCTTATGCAGCCGTTTTCATTCGACTCTCAAATGGTAAAATTAAGTAAATCATTCGTTCTTGCAATATCAGATATAGAAAAACAAGTAAATAGGTTTGCCGATGTATTTTCTAATTTAGAATCCAAAGATTTTGGATCAACAATAGTAAAATCAATAGATAATATAAAAAAAGAATTAGCACAAATAAATCAAATTATTGAAGATAGAATGAAAGATCATATACAAAATAATATATTGGCAAGAAGTTGGGTAGATACGGTTAGTGATGAATTACAGGAAAAAGTAGAAAAAAGAATACCATTATCAGTTCAACTGGTAGAACAAAGAAATAAAGGTAAATAATAATGACAACTAATAATATGACTTCCATCATAAACTGTAATACTTGCGGTGGATATCAATCTGGTGCAATAAATATGAGTTGTACTATGCCTATAAAATTGTGTTCTTGTGCTAACTATTATTCTAATTGTAATAGACAGGGCTGGATATGTGCAAGATGCAATAAGAGTCTATCTCCTGATACAAAAGAATGCGATTGCTCACAAGAGCAAGGGTGTTATCAGTTCATACCGTATGTTCCATGGTATCCATATACGCCAGTAAATCCTTGGCAACCGTTCACACCTATCAACCCATCATACCCGTTTATACCCGTTTACACCTATAATCCGTTGCAACACTGGGACATGAGAATAACTTGTTCTACATATACCACAAACTTATAGGAATAATTTTACATAAATATGCGCATAATAAGTTATTTAATTTAGACATAGGAATAAAATGTTTATAAAAAACGGTGATCTACAGCCTATATCAATTGTTGAACCGTCAAAGATTGACGAGAAGAGCGCTAAACAACAATTGAAAAAAGTATTAAGTGAAATAGAAAAAGAAGAATTGGAAAATAACTCAAAAGAAAGTAAAAAATAAATGTTTACTAAAATCGGAGAGTTGTCATCATTAGATAGTTCTAGCATTCAATCAGAAGAGTCAGTGTTTGCAGATCCGTCAGTTGATGAAAGATTTAAAAAGTTTGCTACCGAGCTTCGAAGAGTTGCTCCGAAGGCAAATGATTTTCTTTATTTTTCAGCCGTTATGCTACATAGCGCCGAAGCTGCGTTAGTCAACGCAGATGGAACAGCAAAACTTAATTCTCGTGGTGAACAGGTAAAAGCTCACTGGGAGAAAAAAGGTGATAGTTGGAAATGGGTATGTTCAGACGCGCACGTACGCCCACTGAAAAACTCAAATGGTGATATCTTTCCAGAAGAAGAATTGCTTAAAGCTTATAAATTATGGATTGGTAAACCATTATGTGTTGATCATAAATCAAGTCAAGTAGATGCAATTCGTGGAGTAATTTTAGATACATATTATGATCGTACATTTAAACGAGTGATCGGGTTATGTGCATTAGATAAAATATCATATCCTGAATTAGCTCGCGGTGTATCAACTGGATATAAAACAAGTGTATCAATGGGTACCGCAGTAGGTAAAGCTATATGTACTGATTGTGGAACCGTTGCTCGTACTGAACACGATTTTTGTTCACATATGCGCTCGAAGTCTTGTTATGGTGAAATTAACGTTGATTTACAACCGATTGAGCTTTCCATTGTAGTTAATGGAGCAGATCCGCAAGCAAAGATACGTACTATTCTTGCTCATGCACAAGAAATTAATAATGCTCTTGACGAAAGCGGAAAAAAAATAAATCAAATGATCAATGAAGAAATTGATCCTGCTAATAAAATTAACCAAATGATTGGTGAAGAAGTTAGCAAACCAGCGTTAAAAGCAAAATTAGACAAACTTATGGCAGAACATCACAAATTAAAGCTAGAAATTGCCGAACTTGAGAAGATGTATGCTCAAGCGCCAGATACAAATACAGCAACAGATCATCAATCATGCGGAACGGAATCTAGCCCAAGCGATGAAACAAATCAAGAATCTTTTGGATTAAATTTACCAGAACGATTCGCATCTAATAATAATACATTATTAGATCAGGTAAAGAATTTAATGTCTTCGGTAGAAGGAAGACTTAACAATATGGAAACTGCACTACATACATTAACTAACAAAGAGGATACTATGTCAAAGGATGCAATGAATAAAAAAGAAGCTTATTACCAAGGTGCCGGTGGCGTTAACGAACCAACCCCAGGTCAAAAGAAATATCCTGTTGATCCAGCGAATGAGAAACTTCGTATGGAAGATAAGCATATGCAAGGCGAATCTCCATTCCCAGAAGTTGGCGCCATTGATGGACTTCATCCTTCCCCAGAGTCAGCTGATCAAAAAGATGAGCTCGAACGCAAAAAAATGTTAGCTCGTGCAGAACGACGCAACGCTGCCCTACAAAAGGCTAAGGAGAATGTTATGAAAACAAAAGAGGCTTATTGGAATGGTGGCGGTGGCGTTAACGAACCAACACCAGGTAAACAAAAATATCCCGTTGATAACCTTGAATACGAACTTCGTGAAAAAGAAGATAAGCAAATGGTTGGACAAAAACCATTCCCAGGAGTTGGCGATGTAGAAGGTCTACATCCATCACCTCTATCAGCTGATCAAAAAGACGAACTTGCTCGTAAAAAGCTTCTACAACGTGCATCGCTAAAGGCTCGTTTCGTTCGCACTGCTAAAACAGATGGAACAAATGATCTTGGTAATAGTGCATGGCAGGTGTTCGCAAAGAACGAAGACGGTGAAAAACTAGTTTTCACAGCATCAGTTAATGAAATAACTGGGGGTCGCAGTGATGTTCTTTTTGATATGGTTGCAACAAAAGAATTCGGCACAAAAATGCTAGAAAAAATCAGAACAGTTGGTTTTGAACAAGCAAATGCAATTTACAAAAAAGGTCAAGCAGTAGCAGCACCAGGTGGTGCTCCAGGTGCAGCAGATGCCGGTGGTGCAGGTGCAGCTCCAGCAATGCCAGATATGGGTGCTCCAGCTGCTCCAGCAGATGCGGCTCCAGCAGGTGATGATGCTAAACCAGAAGATCAAGGTGGTAAAGGTGATCCAAAAGATACAGCTATGAAATTAGCTGAAAAAGTTCGCGATTACGCTTCTGATTTACTTGAAGCAGTTCGTTCACTAACAGGTGAGCAATCACAAATGGGTGATATGGAACAAGGTTTAGAGGCTATGCCAAAAGCAGCAAGTCAAGTTCTTGCTCCAATGTACAAGTCACGTCGTGAATTAAATTCTGGTCTTCTTTCAGGTGCAAAGAAATCTCTTGCAGAACTAAAAGATCATCACGATGAACTAAAACTAATCGCAAGCATTGTTGAAAATCTATCAGAAGCAAATAAAGATTACGCTAATACAGTTGTAGAAGATGCTTTTGCAGATGCAAAGAAAGCATGCAATGATGCAGAAGTACTTCTAAAATCATTCTCTTCATACGTAAAAGGTGTCGCTGGTCTTAATAAACGAGCTGAAGAAGCAAAACAAGCATCAATGTTCTCTTTTGCAGAAGACGAGGATATGAATGATGCTCGTAAAAAGGCAAAGAAAGACAAAGAAGAAAAAGCCTCTAAGGAAAAAGCTTCTAAAGAAAAAGCCGAAAAAGAAGACAAGGCTGAAAAAGAAGAAGAGGAAGAAGACGAAGATAAGTCTGATGCAGATGATACCAATGCATTCATGGGTGATACGTTTGAACAAGCTGATAAACTTGATAAAACACAACCAGGTGATGAGTCTTGGGAAATTCCAGGTCGTGGTGATAAAAATGACCACATGGATCATCCAGAGCATGATGACGGCGAACTTGGTCTAGAAGATCTAGATCTACCAACAGACGGTGATGATGGTGAAGAGCATGAAGATGCAGATAAGCCAGTCTTCGATATGGACGCAGACGATCAAAATGATACAATGGTTGACCTTCCAGCTGGAGCGCCAGTTCCAAATGGAGCAAAAGCAGTGGAGACAAAGATGGCATTCGATTTAACAACAAAAGAAGGTCGTACAGCTTACCGAGCAAAATTAGCTGCTGATGCAACTGGTAAAGAAGATGATGGTGAGATTCAATCCGTCGAATCTATGAAGCATAGTGATATGCTAGATGAAGCCAACAAACTAACCGATGGTCAGACACAACTTGATGTCAAACCTTCAGATAGTCTTGGTCTAGTTGAAACAAAGCCAGAACAACAAAAAGCAGATCTAGAAGTAGCACGCGCAGAACCAAAAGTTCGCAAAGAAGCTGAACGTCTAAATCAACTAATCTCTGAAGGCAAAGTTAAAGTTGCAGAACTTGATTCACTAATTGCACAAGGTCTAGATTCAGAGGTTGTTAAATACTGGAAACAATACTGGGGTCAAGCTGGCAAAGAAGGTTCAGAGTTTGCTAAGCTTCTAACAACCGAAACAATGAAAGCAAAAGCACAAGAAGAAATTGCTGCTCACAAAGTCAAGCTAGGTCGTGCATATGAACTAGCAAACGAAATGGTTCGTCGTGGTCTATGTGAAGATGAACGAACCGCTATCGCAGGTCAAGTTGATCAAATCATGACATGGAACGATGAGGGTTTTGAAAGCATGAAACGAGTTATTGCAAAACATGCACCAAAATCATTGAAAAAACAAGCCATGCCAGTAGTTGGTCTCAAATCAGAAGAAATGTTCTCTGAACAATCAACAGAGTCAGGTCTTCAAGATGAACTAGAAAACGCATTCTCAGGCAGAAAATACTAAACGGTAAAAAGGATAAACAAATGAAAAACGTAGATCTATCTAATAGTATTGCTGCCGATATGGATAAAGTATTAAATAGTGATGAGAATAAGCAGTTATTCTCATCCGCCTCAGTACTAGAAAAACTGGCATTCAAAAAAGTATCCGAAGACGATAAAACAACTGAAGTTGAAGTTGAGCTTGAAAATGCTCTAACAAAGAACGCTTCAGCAGAAGTTGACGAAGTTGTATCAGAAGATGATGTAGTTGCTATGCTATTACAAGCATCAGAAGATCTTGATACTCTTGGTTTTGACAAATTAGCTTCGTACAGCGCGCTTATAGCTGACAAACTAATGGTCGAAGCAAAAGCAAAGGCTAAAACAAAGTCTGATAAAAAATCAGACAAGAAATCAGATAAGAAATCTGATAAAGCCAAATCTGATAAAAAAATGGATATGAAAGATCGCATGAAGAAAATGCGTGAAATGCAAGGTAAAGGAAAGAAAGATTCCAAAAAAGAAGATAAAAAAGATTCAAAGAAATCCTCTAAATAATCGGAACACATGTTCAATAAAAAAGATATATCATCAGAGTTAGCTGAATCAATGGCAAGTCATCTCGTTGGTAATACCATCGAGAAACGTGCAGAAGATTTAAATAAGTTTGCGACTGCAATTGATCATATCAGTGATGCAGCAGAAACGTTTGATAAACTTGGAATGAACAAAGAAGCTGAAGCACTAACTACATTACTAGAAATAATAGCAGGTAAAAAATCAAAGAAAAAATCTAAACCAAGTAAATCCAAAAAGAAGCCATCAAAATCAAAGAAAACTGATTCGGCAACAAAAGGATTAACCGGTGAAAAAATGGTTGATAACCTAAAACACAAAGGTTGGGTTTTCAATGCTGATGATCAAAATAATGGAAATGACCATACAGATGGTTGTATGTGCAGTATGTGTATGGATGTAAATGATGTTCGTCATGGCGATGATTGCGTGTGTTCAATATGTATGAAAGATGACGAGAATGATGTAAAGCATCATAATAAATCTGAGAATAAAAATCATTATTGGGACGGGCACTCTCGTGATGAGTGCGAAGAATGGTCTACATGCCCACAACATCGTAATCAGTCTAATACAAAAGAAGATGAGTGGTATCGACACTGGGCAGATAAAGATGATAAAAACGATCACTTCGATACAGAAGAAGATGCTGGATCTCATATAAATAGAGATGATAATTGTCATATAGATATAGAAGAAAGCGAACCATTCGATTTTAGTGATACTTCAATAGATAGAAATCATAGCGATGATGATGTGAATTATGCAGAAATGTTCAAGCAATTTAATAATGATTTTGAAGATGAAGTATAAAAATTAAGGGAGTAAAGATATGGAGAGCGAGGAAATTTTATGGTTTCCTCGCTTTTTGCTATTTAGAGTTTTATTTTTGGTGATATATAGTTATTGAAAGGAACAGAAATATGTTTAGATTAGTTCAAGAAAGCAATCAACTTCCTTATAGTTGGCAGGTTGATCCGAGTGCAGAGTTTGAAGCTGGAATGATAGCTCAACTAACAGTTATTGGTAATCAGGTAATGGCAACAGTTAGTAATGGTAGCGCCCCCATTGGTATCATAGATGACCAGAAAACAAAAGCATTTACCAGTAATGCTTGGGATGAATCCATAGTTATTCCAACGACCGGTGTAGCCGGGCCTAATAATACAATCGTTACGCCAGTTGACATAAAATGGGAACTCAATAATCCAAATGTTGTTCCAAATAGTTTTATATCTATTCCGGTTGAGGTTCAATTGATTCCAAGAAACGGCGTAATAGTATTCCCAGCTGGTACATTATTGAATTATGATTTATTAGGAACAGGCGAACCTAATGCAATTAAAACAAATGTTAGATATGCATATCAGATTCCAAATATAATTGGAGACGATAGCACGTTCGCATCACAGCGTATAACGGTTTGGTTCGGTCGTTTGATTGGTGAAACAAATATGTTTGAGGTAAATCAGATATATGAAGTTAACGCTAATTTATTCGTTAGTGAGTTGGGGCTGCTAACAACCAGACAACCAGCTCCTAATTATCCAGCTATGGCTATAGTTACAGCTCCTCCTACCCCAATGTCATCAACTCTTCAGTTCTTATGGCTATAATAAATAATTGATATCTACCATTATTTTCTCATATTATTAGCCTACACCATCGGAGCAGATATATGGTATATACATTAAAAGATATAAAACATTTAGAAACTATTGCCAATCTTCAATCCAAAGAAGTAGAGCAATCAAAACCTATTTTTGTACAAGCTGAAGATACTTCGCTTACAGCTACAATATTAAAATTATGCAATAAACTTCGTGCTGAAGGTCATAATAAATACGCGGAGTCAGTAGAAAATAAGTTTGTTAATTACAAAACTGCTGGTGTTCACTTATATCAAGCACACAAAGAAACTGGTGAAGATTTAGTTGATCAAGCACATCCAGATGGTGATAATAAAATAGTTTCAGATGTATCAGATAATAATGGTGATGTTGAAACTATTGTATCTAAACATAAAAAAATTGTTGATATTGTTAATAAGCAACCAACTGGAAAATTAGCATCATATGTTGAGCAATGCAAAATTGCACTTGGTGTAACCAATGATATTGGCAATCTAGTTAGACGTATAAATAAAAATATAGATTTACTATCGAATTTAATATCTGGCGGTGGAGGAATGGTAGCAGATGTAGGTGTGTTTGGAGTAGGCACGCCGTTATACACAGCTAAAGCTTATTTAGATAAGATAAAAGAAAGTCTAACAGAAACAGTACCAAGTGTAACATCTATAGATGAAGCAATTAAGTTCATTAATTTTCGTTCATATACTCCCGGAGTAGGCGGAATAAGATCAAAATTAGAGCCATCCGTATTAGGAACAGGCGTAGATAAAGCTATATGGCCAAAAACAAAAAGATTCTTGGATGTTATAGAAAGTGATTTAAAACAATTAAAAACTCGTTCATCACAATATTTTAATCAACAATCAGGCATTGAAGAAGATAAGGACGAGAACACAGAAGAAAAAACTAATGAACAACCATCCGCCCCCGATAATATATTAACTAGTTTTCAGTCACTTTTAACTGAAATATATGAGCTTGAATCTAAAATAAATCAAAGTAATTCATCAAATAAAGATAAACAGTTAGGCTGGCTTGATACTATGAAAAAATTCGTTGGTGATAAAATGGCCCAATATTGGGACGCAAAAAATAAAGACTCAATAGCTAAATCAAATACCGACATGTTAAATCAAGTTAAACAAAGATTAGATGCTTTCAAATCAAAACTCGGTTAATTATGAAAAATAAAATTAATAAAATAGCACAAAATACTCCTCAAAATATTCCAGATTATTTTGAAGGAACTAAGCCGTCAGAAGTACCAGCAGATTTTGTTGGACCAACTCAACAAGGACAAGCAGCACCAGCAGCTACTCCTGCCCCCGCTACACAATCTACTTCACAATATCCTCGTTCACAGTCAATTCAAGAAATGCAAACTGCTCTTCAAAGTCTCTATGGTGCATTCAAGAATTACCCAATGTTTAATAAAAAGCCAGACTATCGTGAACAAGACAAAGGTCAACGCGGCGCGGAGTACGGAGAAAACTACGAACATGGCAGCGATTCGTTTTTGACAACTATGATGAACCGACATGTAAATAAATCAGATATGGTTGGCACGGCAGATATGTCAGTGCAAGGTGCTCAAGCAGGTAAATCAGCAGATTTAATAAAACTATTAGAATCACTAAAGACATTCGGCAAAGGGCTTAATAAGCCAGATGGCGCTTGGGGACCGTATACAAATAATGCATTAAAAAATCTATATGCTATAACAAAAGCGATGTTAGAAATGTTAGCTAACCTGCATGTAAAACAAGACGTTTATACAAATAAAGATTTAGAAGAATTAAAATCTAGTATACCAGAAGATCCAAAACAAAATCAAAATCCAGATGAATCTGCTACAACTATAACAAAAAATATAGCTAAAGTAAAAATGCTACTTGGAAGTTTCGTAAATGGAACTACTGGTGAAAATAGCCAACTTGCTCCATATATAAATCAACAAAAAGCTTTTGAGACATCATTCAATAAGAAGCCAGTTAATTCAAGAGCATTAGTTGGATATAACGTTGCTCAATCACAAGTTCCAGTTCTAAATATACAGGTTCCAAAAGATCCAATGCATCCCGAACAAGGAACAGTACCACTAGTATTAGGAAATCTTGCAACAGCACAAGATTTTAAAGAGTTTGTTGATAGCTCTGGTATTATGGTTGATCATAAAAAACCAACAGATAAAGAGTCTATGAACAAGATAATTGAAACAATAGAAAATAAAATAAAAGCGGTTAACACTAAAACTCCAGCAACAAATGAGCCCGGATACTAATATGACTTTTTTATATGATGAACAGATACTAAAAGAGTTCTCTAAATTATTAGAGCCAAAGATTGCGCAACAAGCACCGCAACAAGCTTTTACGCCTGCT